AAAGTAATTATTTATAAACATTATTTAAAAGGCCTCCCTAAATGCCATACCACAAGACTATATCTTGTGCCTGATGTTACTGGTTTAACTCTATGCCACACAAAACTAGGAAATACAATAATAGATCCTTTTGGTAATATCTCTTTACATTGTACTCTGTGTTTTGATTCGTCTCTCATATGTGGATCATAGTTTCTAAAATCAAATTCTAATTCACCACCTTTATATTCTGAACCATCTGTTAACTGACAAGTCATAGATAGTTTTCTAATTTTACCATTGTCCGGTCCTTCTTTTTGATAAGGTTTATCCCAACTATCACAATGCCAATCATAGTATTGATTGTGTTTATATTTTGTAAACTGACACGATTCAGATCTTTCCCATTCAAAATTCCAACCAGCGTTTCTATTTGCTTTGTGAACGTATGGGTGTAATTCTTTATATATCCAAGTATCATTTAACCAAACTAAATCAGAATTTCTTTTTCTTTTTAAATCCAATACTTCTTCTTTTTTTAATTTTCTATCACCATAACCACCTGTTCTAGCCATAACTTCTTTTTGTGATTTAGCATACTCTATAACATCATCACAAAACTTTGGTGTTAGCACACCACTAAAATACCAGTAGTAATTAGATATATTCATAAGTTATTGTTTGTACAAAATTTAAACTATTCTTTTGATTGTTAGTTAAGTAATACATATTAGTTGATGGAAACATTATGAACATATTATTTTTAAGTGGTATATCCCAAGATCTACCTTTACGTCTGTTGTCTTCAAAATGTATTCTAACCATACAGTCTTTAACTTTTACACCATAGAGCAATGTATAATCTGGAGAGTTACGTAGATCTACTGGATCTATATTTAATAATGGAATTGTAGTTTCGCTAGGTTTATACATATTGCCCCACGTTTCTTTGTTAATTAAAGTAAAACCATAGTCTAAATTTATATGATCTCTCATATAAGTATTTAACATATCGAATGTTCGTGAAAATGGAAAAGGTGAATCTGTGACGTTAGATTTTAAAATGTCGTTTTGTAATTTATCTCGGTCAATGTCCCAATCTTTAGGCATTGCTACATTACCAAAATATAATGCTTGTTCTGTTAATACTTTCTTCTGCATACCACCACCATTTTTAATTTATGCTTTATGGTCTGTCAAGTCCCAAGTTGTATTTGCTTCATTCCAAACATATTCCCAAGCGTGTGTTGCATTAAAAGGTTTACCTTCAGCGTCAGTGCCTTCAGCAGGTGTATTTTGTGAAATTTGTTCTGCAGTTAACGCTGGAGCATCACCGATTGGTGATTGCCATCTAGCATCAGTGGTATTTTTTACCCAAGATGCATAAGGTTTTTTAGCCCAAAAAATATTATTATCTTCGTCCCAAGTATAACCTATACCTGCGTAATTACCTCTAAATGCTTTTGAGTTGTCGCCTGAATTGTGTTTATTAGCAGATGTATTGTATGAAGTTTGAATCCACATTTGTGCAGGCCAATTATTATGTGTTTCTAAATATTGTTGACCTACTGATTCATCTTCAACACCATCAGCGTTAAGCATATCAGAATTATTCAAAGTAAGTACTTGAATAACTTTACTGTTTGATCCTAGTTTTGCAAAATGTGCCATAATGTTTCTCCTTATATATTAATTTTAATTATCATTCAACTATTGAAATCTATATCTTATTATTACAATTCCTGATCCTCCAGCAGATCCATCTGAACCATCAGGTGCAGCAGAAAAACCTCCACCACCACCACCTGTATTAACTGTTCCAGCAATTCCTGATGTATCATCGCCAGGACCACTAGCTCCACCACCTCCAATACCACCTGCTTTACCATAACCGCCAGGACCATTAGATCCTCCACCTCCACCACCAGAAAAATATGATATACAACTTGAAACTTCTCCAGAAGCTCCAAAACCTTTTACTCCACCACCAGCACCACCAGGACCAGCTCCATTTACATTTGCACTTCCTCCAACTGCCATAGCTCCACCGCCTCCTCCTGCGTGACCATCAGGGGGAGCACTTGTAGGACTTGTTCCACCATTGTTTCCTTGAGAAGGACTTGTAGGGGGTGTATTTCCTGTTCCACCAGCTTTATTATATGCTCCACCAGTTCCACCGCCACCAGAACCACCTGGATTACCATCTGCTCCACCACCACCTGCCATACCACCACCTCCACCACCAGCGGATGTAATAGTTGAAAATATTGAATTTGAACCAGCTCCTCCTGGATTTGATGTAGGAAAAGGTGTTGCTGGAGATCCGCCACCTACTGTTATTGGATAACCTTGTTCAGCAACTGTTATAGCTGTACCACTTGGAAAATTATTTATAGGCGCTGCTGGTGCACAAGTTTGTGGATTAGTTGTTGTGTTAGCATAAAATCTAAAACCACCACCACCTCCACCACCTGATGAGTTTCCACTTAAAGCACCACCTCCACCTCCACCTGCAACTACTACATAATCTACAATATTATTTGATGCTGATGTTGCAGCTGTACAAACTGTAAAAGTTCCTGGACCTGTAAATGTATGAATTTTGTAATCTCCTGAAGTTGTAATTGTTCCACCTGTTGCAGCAATATATTGTGATGTTGGTGCATCTGATTGTAAACCTGAATCTGTTACTAACCAACCTTGTGTTGAATCTATAAATACTAATGTTATTGCAACACCTTCTGTACTAATAGTTGCATTAATTGCTGAACCACCAATTTTATCTGAACCATTTTGTACTAATGTTAATTTATTTGTATCAAAAGTTTTTGCATAATCTTTAAATCCAACTACTGCTCCAGCACTTCCTGCTGGTAGATTAACTGATATTGCTCCACTACTTGTGTCTACAAAATATCCTTCGCCATTTACTGCTGTAAAATTTGCTGATTTAACTGTTGTTTGCCAGTTAACAGCACCTGTAGCTCCAAAGTTATTTGCAGTTCCATTATTATTAATTGTTGCACCTGATGCAATTGTTATCGCAGCACCACTAGGAACTGTAAATGTATCTCCACTATCTCCTAATTGTGTTGTACCACACGCTGCTCTTGGACTAATTTTATTTACTTTTATTTCACTCATAATTATTTATATTTATATCTTATTACTACAACTCCGCTACCACCATTTGCACCACCTATTGTTCCTGGACTTCCAGGAGCATTTCCAGAACCTCCACCGCCACCACCAAGATTAATTGTTCCAGCTGTTGCTGCTGGTCCACTAGCATCACCACAAGTTCCACCAGCTCCGCCACCACCAGATCCACCTATTCCTGCGGGTGTTGGTCCTAAAGGTCCTTGTCTTAAATTTCCACCGCCACCACCACCAGCATAAGTTGCGGGTGAGCCTCCTTTAATATTTGTTGTTGCACCGGCACCACCAGGAGCAACTGTAGGTAAACCAGGACCCATATCTGCTCCTGCAGCAGTAGCTCCACCACCACCTCCGCCACCAATATTTGAATTACCTGGAGGAGAGTTATAAGTTACGTATCCTGTTCCGCCTGGATTTCCTTGAGAAGGAGTTGTAGGAGGTGTGTTTCCTGCTCCTGCACATCCAGGTCCGTTGTAATATGTTCCTGTTCCTGTAAAAGGTCCCGGACCACCACCACTTCCCGATCCTCCTGCATAACCATAAGCTGAACAAGGAGTTGTAGTGTGACTTGATCCTTTACCACCACCAGCTCCAGTAATCCCTCCAAAACTTGAATCTCCACCTTGTGTTGCAACTCTAGCACCAGGTCCAGGTTGTAATGTTCCTAAACCACCGGCACCTACTACTATTGCATAAGATTGTGCTGTTACTGTTACTCTATTAGGAGCACTTGGATAACCGTCTAATGGACTTGCTGTATAAGGTGTTGTTGGTGATTTTAATTCTCTAAATCCTCCAGCTCCACCTCCACCATTTGAAGTTCCACATCCAGATCCTCCACCGCCACCACCACCAACAATCATATATGAAACTATATTTTCTGCTGCGCAGTTTGCTGAAGCTTGTGAAACTGTAAAAGTTCCAGGGCCTGTAAATGTATGAATTTTGTCATTACCACATTCTGTTATTGTACCACCAGTTGCAACAATAAAAGGATTTCCTGTTTGTGAAGTTTGTGTTTCTTGAACATTAATCCAACCCTCTGTTGCATCAACATATACAAAAGTTGCCGCTTGACCATTAACACCTAAAACTAAATCAGCTGCTACACCACCAATTTTTTCTGATCCATTAGGTGAAATAGTTAAACCATTAGTTGCAAAACTTCTTGTGTAATCTGCAACTGCTACAATTGCACCTGCTGATCCAGCAGGTAAGTTTACTGTAAATGCACCTCCCGATGTATTACAAAAATATCCTTCGCCAGATGTTGCTGTAAAAGTAGCAGTTTTAATACTGCTTGTTTGCCAGTCTACTGAACCTTCTCTACCAAACCCAGATTGACTTGCACCTGATGCTAAAGCAATCGTATCACCACTAGCGCCAATAGTAATTGTATTACTATTCTCGTTAATAATGTTTGCACCGCATTGGTTTTGAACGTTATTTACTTTAATTGTACTTGTCATAATTATTGAAATTTATACCTTATTACTACTACACCAGATCCACCATTTGCACCAGTTCCTCTTGAATAGAGTACTCCACCACCACCGCCACCACCAGTGTTTGCTGTTCCTGTTGTTGCATTACAACCCGGAGTATATCTAGCACCTGTACCACCTCCACCTGCACCACCTGCAGCTAAAGTTGTATTACCTGATCCACCACCTCCGCCAGCTCTTGCTACTGGACTTCCACTAATCGAAGTTGTTGCTCCTGCACCACCTGCACCACCGGTATTTGGATCGCTTCTGTTAGCACCTACTGCAGTAGCTCCACCACCACCGCCGCCTGAATTATAAGCTGCTCCTGGACCATTTCCACCATTATTTCCTTGAGGTGGACTAACTGGAGGAGTATTTCCTGCAGCACCAGCTCCTGCAGCACAACTTGGATATGGAGAACCTGATCCACCTCCACCACCTGAACCACCAGTTTTAGCATTTGAACTTGCAGATCTTCCTCCGCCGCCACCACCGCCACCACCTGTTGATGT